CTCTGTGGCGGCAGGGACAACCACATCCATCACATCCTCATCCCCACCTTCAGTGTCGGACTCCGTGAGGCTTATCGTCACGGCTTCACTCGATGTCGTGACATCCCTCAAACCGCTCAACAAGGTTGTCGGGATATATAAGTCAGCCGCCTTGTTCCACTTCTCCCTTTCGGCAGACGTGACATGGACTGTGGTGTTGTTGGCGTGTGTTGTCAAGTTGTTCTGGGCGTTTGTCGCAGCCAACAGTGCGCTGCTTGCCGTCTTGGAGTTCGTGGAAATCTGCTCGGCATAGGTCTTGTCATTGCTTTCCACCGTTGACAGCCTTTTGCCGAAATCCGTGAAACTGTCCTCTATCTCCTGCAAGCGCTCGTCACTCGCAGCCAACCCTTGCAGCTCCTTTACAGCCTGCACCAAAGTGTTCCATTCCCCGGACGCAAGTATGCCGTATGCGGTAGCGCCGTTATTGGCCAGCTTTCCCAATAAGTTCTCAATGTTTATCATATATTTACAGTATTATCCTATTCGCTTTATCGTAACGCCTCCAAAAGCTACCCTTTGCTTGCCAGGAGCTTTTATGAGACCCGTCGCCTTGCAGTAGTCAACACATTCGTTCAGGTACGAGTTGGCTACCTCCAGCGTATTGTTGTATGCGTCAGAGCGTTCCTTTGACGATGGCCGGTCAGAATAATCGCCGCTCTTGATGACGGAGCCATATCGGGTGCTCTCAACATCGCCGACCATGAGGTTTTGGGCATACACGAAATATGCTATCGCTATTTTAAGTCCGAGAAAGCTCCTTATCTGCTCGTTCTCGCAGCCTTTGTTCACATAGTACGTGCCGCCGTCAAGAAGCCTTTGCTTCACGCTGTCACGCCGAGCCACGTCCTCTATGGACAGCTCTTCCAGCAACGCCAAAAACAATTCATCCCCGAGGATGGGCTTTATGTGCAAATGCTCGGCCTCGGAGATGAAAGCGTTGAGTTTGTCCTCTGACACCCTGCCGATAGGACGGCCCATCGTCTTCAGTTCTTCAACAGTAATCAAGTGTGTTGTCATTTCTTGTCGTTTCTCACATATATCAATGGTTGCACCTCGTAATCGTCAGATGGGTTGGCATCCTCGTGCCAATTGTCGAAGATGCTCTTGAGAGCCCTGCTGATGGCACGGCGTTCCTTGCTGACATACGAGTTGTAATACTCGTAGGCATCCGACAGGATTTCCCCAGAGAAGCCGAGCGAGCCTTGCCTTATCCTGTACCACGGCTCCTGTCCGAATGCGGCGTAGATGCGTCCTGTCGTGCTTTCCTCTGTGGTCTCGAATTTCTTGTCGAAGTTCATCGCCTCGAACTTGACGAACTTCGGCTCATCCTCCTCCTGCTCAATGGTGACATCCATAATGGCGCAGGCGTTCTCATCGCCTTGGAAGATGTTGAGGCTTTCGCTTATGTCTTTGTTGGCATCGTTCTCTATCGGAGCACCGTTATCGTCTATTCCAAGCGCATTGCCTTTCTTGTGCACCATCATCCCTGCGGTGAGGAAATTGTTGCGCACATTCCTGTATTTCACATTGTCAAGCCCCTCATCGATGGAAAGGCTTGTCACCACCTTGTCGTATATCGGCGTGGGGTAATCCCATTTGCCGTCCATTGAGAACCACAGGATTTGCCCCTTGTAGCTCTCTATCCCTCCTTCACTGACAATCTGCGACAGCACCGCCTCCCTGCGTGGGTTGAACGCAAAGAGCCTTTTTATGTTCGTGCTGTTCACATACAGAGGTTTTCCTTTGCGTGTCTTCCGTCCAGTCCAGTCGGGATGTATGACAATGTGAACCACCTTTCCGTCTTGTGTCTCTTCCTCAAGTCGGCAGTTCTTGAATGGGATATGGGAAACTTCCACGATTTGGCACATCATGTTATAGTTCACATGAAGGGCGAAACCGTGGAAATAAGCCATATCTTGCGCAATAAGCCGGTAAATGTCATCAACAGTCTGCCCCGACCTGTTGCAGACGTATTCAGAAAAGGCAGCGTTGTTCAAGCCATTGCCCTCAATGAATGTCTGGTAACGGTCAAGACACGCTCCGCCGTTGGCACTGCATCTGATGAGGTCGAACATCCGCTGCGGGTAAAGGTTGTCCCTACCGTAACTCTGGATGTTCAGCCTGCTCAAATAGGAAATGTCAAATCGCTTGGTGGAGCGTTTTATATTGTTGATATTCATGTAGGGAAAATCTGTCTGCTACTCGGCGTCAGCCGCTTTCTTTCTGCTTTTCTTGACGGCAGACTCCGTGCCATCGGTTGCTGTCTCTTCCGCTGTCGCAGATTCGTTCAGCTTGGATTGCAGCTTCTCTATTTCAGCGTCTTTCTCGTTAATGACCTCGTTCAGGCGCTCCACCTCTGCTTTCAGCTCTTCGGTGGTCGGCTCTACGGCTGTGCCGTTCTTTCGAGCTTCCGCACGTGAAGCCCAGTCCGTTGGGTATGTCTCAAACTTGCTGATGTCTGACGGGTATTGACCCAGCCAATTCTCGGCCACCTCATCGGATATATTGCCGAGTGTGTAGAACTTGCTTGTTCCATGAGGGTGGATGACCGACCCTGCCTTCAATGTGTAATTAGGAGTTTTTGGCATTGTTCCTGTTCTTTTGAGTTTTACTAATGTTTCGATGAATGCGTCACGATAACAGTCTCCGCATCCTGTGTTTCGCACTCTTTTCCCGCAAACAGCGAGGTAGAGTCCTGTGATAACTGTCCTGTCAGAAGATGAGAAGCCTGAATCATAACGGCTTCTCATCTCTTCCAAGACTTTAAGCGCTTCTTCGTATTGCGTCATCGCTTAGGGGTTAAGAGCCTGACGTACCCGTTACAAGGGAGGTGAGCGCGGCACGTGTGGCGGTGATGCTCTCGTTGAACAAGAACAGCCCGCTTGACGGAGCACCTGTCTCCTCAAGTGTTACAGACCAGCCGCCGTCTGTGTCTTCCGAATACTTCTCGTTTGCCATTTCCGAAGCGGAAAGCCCCTGCTCCAGACCGTAAATCTCGAAAGTATTCTTCTTGTCTTCGCCTTGATACTTGTTCTCGAAGATGAACACGAACTTCCCGTTGGCAAGCTGATCAATGACATTCTTGGTCACATCGGGGCCGCTGTTAAGCACCACGATAGACGCTGTCTTCGTGAACTTGTTGCGGTATGTTCCCGCCGTCATCGCCGACTGGGTTCCCGTGAAAGGGGTCTTGCCTGGCACGACCACCTTATAGGCCCTCTTCCCGCTCAAGAGGACGAGAGACTCAATGATATGGTCGTTGTCTGCGTTCTTCGCAAGGTTGTCCCAGTCAATGTCATCGTAGTTGATGAGGTAGCCAGTGTTCTTCAAACCGCTGACTTGCGGGCTCTCGCAAGAGCTCGCGATGTCAGCAGCCAATTTGAAATCGCATGCTTCTGTTGCCATAGCCATTCTGCTTTTTAGTTATTAAATGGCGACTTGCACAAGCTCGTCTTCGCCTACGAGCGTTCCGAGGTTGGATGCCGCGTAGATGAAGTTGTCGCGCTGGCGGTCGTCGAACTTCACAGTGAGAGACGAGAAGATGTCCTTGTCGGTTGTTCCTGCGAACAAGTTCTGCGGGGAACAGAATACCGCACGGTGTGGGCAGTTCAGATAGGTCGTCTCTTTTTCGCTCACGGTCTTGGTGACAGACTCGTACTTCTTGATCATACGGTCCCAGATGTCAAGAACGACAATCTTCACTCCGTCATACTCCGAGACATTGATGCCACGGCAGAGGGCTTCGGTTGTCATCTGATACTTGGTGACCTTGTAAACATCGCTGCGCAATGCCTTGTACAACGAGCTTGTCATGAAGATGGCTGCATCTTCCTTGTCAAAGATACGGCCATCGGCTTCTGAAAGAAGGTTGTCTACGATGCCAAGAGCCACGCCCTCTGTGCGGAGAGCGGACTTCTGCTCCGCAAGTGTGGTCTTGCTGTTTGCTTCGATAGTAACCTGCTTTGTCGGGTCTGCTGCGATGATGGCTTGCAGACGCTTCCAAAGTCCGTCGCACGGAGTGAGGAGATTTGTTGCGATGCCGTCAGTGATATTGCCGCCGTCTGCGACATTCTTCGCATCCTTGTCGCCAAACCACACGAGACGCCAGAACATGTCGTTGATGGCTGTTTGGAGCAACGGGATGAGGAACTTGTCCCAGTAGGGAGTGTCCTGCAAATCCGCACGTTCCGTGCCACCTTTCATGCCGTATCTCGCTATGGTGTCCTCAAGGTCTTTGTAGCAGACGGATTTGGGGATTTGCCAATCGCCAAGGTCCCATGTCTTCTCAAAGCCAGTGATTTCCACCTCAGAGTAGGTCGGGTTGCAACCGCCACCTGCTATGCCGACATCGCCCATGCGGTCAACATAGCCAAGCTTCTTTCCGTTGATGACACCTGTCATTGGAGTGATGACACTCTCAAGGTCTGGGTCATTGAAAACGGTGGTGAACAAGAGCTCGTTAAGGTCTCTTATCGCACCATTGTCAACTGTAAACTGTTCAAAATTCATATTCTAAGTGCTTTTGTTTTTTTAACTTCGGGTTGGATTATTTCTTTGCTTCACGCTTTGCTTGCTGACGCTCGCGCTGCTCACGGAGCAATTTCTGCGTTTTTGTCTCGCCAGTGGTCACATTGCCTTGCGGACGCTCCACGAAAGAGCGATTCCCTGCGTGGAACGTGGACTTCATAGCGCAAACGGCGTCAAGCCAAGACTTGCCGCCAGCCTTTGCCACGGTAGCGAGGATTTCCTTATCCTCTTCCGTCTTCTGTGCGGTAGTGAGGGCTTCTTTCTCGGCCTTCAAGTCTGTGATTTGCTTCTCAAGCGCTTCCTTTTCTGACTTCAGACTCTCATTGTCGCCTGTCAAGGTCTCCACTTGTGCGGTGAGGTCTGCGACTTGCTGCTGGAGAGCTTTGAGGTCTTGCTCGCCGTCCTCGCCGCCTTCATCTCCACCTGCAGGGGTGATGCTTGCGATTACCTCGTCCTCTATGACGATGACAGTGCCGTCATCAAGCGTGTATGTGCCGTTGGGGTAAGCCTTGTCGCCTACCTGCGGGTCGCCGTCCTCACGCTCAACCGTGAACTCTGTGCCGTCAGCTGCGGTTATCTTCTGATTGAGGATTGTGCTCTGCACATCTTCTATCTTGGCGATACCAGCCAATGCAAGGAGCTTTTTCACAACCTTGCTTTCGATTGAGATTTTTTCCATTTTTGTCGTTTTGTTTTTATTGTGATTCTTCTTTGTCGCCGTATTCGGGGCTATGGTTGAGGACACGAAGCCCAACTCAACAGCCCTGTCCATATCCACATACTTGTCTTCGTTCATCAACGCCTGCAACTCCCCTCGGTCTGCGCCAGTCCGCTCTACATAGAGGTTGAGAATTTTGTTCTGCTCCTCAAGCAAGGACTGCTGCTGCGCGGTCAGCTTGGTTTGCATCTTCCCCAATTCATCCGCTGTCAGCCTCTCGGCAGAGCATAGGTCAATCCACTCTACCGCCGGGTTGTGGATGCAAAGCCGTGAGTTCTCGTAGCCAAAACGCCGTTCTTTCGGTGCCGCCAACAGGATTATGGTCGCCATTGAGGAACATTCTCCCTCGATGGTGGCGGTGATTGTCTTGCCGGAATTGCGGAGTGCGTCATAGATGGCCCATCCCTCTATGCAGTCCCCACCAGGGCAATGCAGACGGATGTCTATCTCGTCATCCCCATCATCTATCGAGTCAAGAAACTCTTGGATGTCCTTGTAGCATACACCGTCTGTGCCGCACCAGTCTTGGAACATCACCTTTGTCTCTTCATCGCAGATTTCATTGTAAATGCGTAGTTTTGCCATTTCTTCCTTCTTGTTTGTATTTCGACATACAAATTTAAGCGTAATTGGTTTGTCTTTTGAAGAAATGTCTTCCCAAACTACTGAACACAGGAGTGCAGTCATAATAAAAGCCGCTCCTGTGATGACAAGAACGGCTTTTTCGTAGAGAGTTTTTTTACCTTATTCCTCTTTCAGCTTATTTGTGAATGGGTTCGCCAACACCCGCTCACAGTTCCATTGAGATCTTTTCGCCTTGTCATAGGCTTCAAGTATTGACTTGCTTTCATCTGCCACGCGCTGCATGAGTTCCTTGTTAGCGAGCAACTGCCCAAGAAGGATGAAATACTGCGCTCTTGAGTTGGCTTCTTCTGCCTGCACATTGAAGTCTCCCATTGTGCCAACGTTGCAGAGAAGCTCGCCGTCAACCACGTTATCTTCATTCCATTTTGCCCGATAGGACAATTCCACGTCAGAGCCGAACACCTTCTCTTCACCATCCTTCATGCAAAGGACGATTTTCGCGTAGTCATAGCCCATATCCGTGCGGTCTATCTTCCAAGGAGTTCCCTTTATCACCGACATTGCCAGCTTGTCGAGCTTCTTGAACATCCTTTCTATAGCCTTGTTGTTGGAAGCCATGAGCTTCAGAATCTTAGCGTGGAGCTTCTTTCCTTCGCCTGCGAAATAGGCTTCAACCTCTTTCTTGAGGTCAAAAGCCGAAAGTTGCCCGTCAAGCGACTCGACCATTTCCTTGAGCTCGTACATCTTGTAGCTTGCCAGTGAAGCGATGTATTCTTCATTGACCTGTTCTTTGCCTTTGAGAGAGTTGAGCTTGTTCATGCGTTCAACTATCTGCTCTGTGTAGATTTCCTTTGCGGAACGTCTTGTTGTTGCTTTCATAATTGTGGAGTTTTAATTGTTATTTGTTTGTCTTATTTGCTGATACAAAGATAGCAATTCTTTATCATTCCACCAAATATTTTAGATAATTATTTTATCGTATTTGATAAAATAATTATCTATAACACAATCGCAAGGGCATGACTGCACATAAAAAAGGCTGGGTGAAGTCGGAGGCTTTCAGCCCTGCTTTTCATCATCAGACTTTGCCGCTCCCATGCAGACCAACACAGCCAAGACATCCATAAGCACAACCATAATAATGATTCCTATCATCATCTGTTCACACCTCCTTTATGAAACAAAACTCCGCAACGATGCCATAATTGTTTTTTATCTTTAATCCTTGTCAACAATGACCTCATCCCTGTCTTGTATTATGTTTCTGATTTGGTCGTCGGTGTACAGCAGCCTCTTAAACTCCTTGTATTCTTGTGGATAGAACTCCTCCTCGTCCTCCACCTCCATAAGCCGGGACAAAGGGCATGAGCCTGCCGTGCAATAATCATTGTCCCTGTGGCTGCAACCATAGCCGTCATCGCCATAACAGGCAAAGCCGCACTCATCGCGGAAATCGTCAATGTTCATCAGTATTTTCATAATCTTGCCTTTTCGTTTTTAGGGTGGAACGTTATCGGCGTGTCGCCCACGTAAATCTTTATCACCTGCCCTTTCAGCGTGGGGCGTTTGCTTAATATCCATATATACAGGTCGTCCAAGTCCAGCTTGAAGAGCCTGTCGTAGGGGTAGCTCATCGTAGCCACGAACCTCTCGTTGCCCCTCCCAATAGGTTTCATAAGGTCGAAGTCAAGCGTTCCTTTCCTCATCCTATCCTCTCCCCAAGTCTTATGATGAACACCTCCCTGTCGGTCGGCGCGCCCCATTCGGGGTTGCCGTAGCCAACGCTGATGTGCCTTATCTTGAACGTCATCGTGGTTGACGTGTAGCCTCTGTGGAAGCACACGCTTTCTATACCATGACAACTGCCAAAGGCACAGCCATCGCAACTCTCTGATTGAGGAAACATGGCACAACACCGCAGCCTTCTCATGTAGTACGGCTTTACTTCCCTGTACTCCTCGGTCTTCACGCTTTGCTCTATCATCTCGTACCACTTGCGTTTCAATACAAGGTGCAGGGTGCGTCCTGTCTCTTTGTGTTTCATATCAAATCCAATAAATTGATGTCGTTCTTTATTCATATTCTAAAACAATTCAAGCTGCCGTGACTCGTTCTTTTTTTCCACGAACATCTTTCGGAAGATTAATGCGTCCACACATAACCACCTGCCGTTTTCGCTTGTCCGTTGCAATTCATCAAAATCGTTGCACGGCATATTCCAGTCTCTTCTGCTGCGTCGGATGCGCTTCTGTATTCTTTTATGAACTCACCTTGTCGTGTGTACTGCTTCACGACTTTACCTCTCTTTATTCTGAAAGCGTTTTTGCGACTTGTGCACATTGCAACTATTCTGTCAGAAAGACGTTGCCTTGCTTGGTTGTACAATTCATTGTCCTTGTATCGCCAAAAATAGCCGTAAGCCCATTTGCGGTTTCCGAGGCAACAATCACAGATATGACCAGCATCTACATTTATCGCTTCTGCCGCTATGTGCATAGAAGCGTATTCTGCGATAAAATCACCTTTAAGTGAATATTGCAGTACTGCCATATTCTGCTTTTCTTTTATGCGCTCTATTCGCGTGCCGTAATTACAGTTATATTTTGCTGTACACCACTCTAAATTTTCCACCCTATCATTCAGAGGATTTTCGTCTTTGTGGTTAACCTGCGGGAGATTATTCGGATTAGGAATAAAAGCCTTTGCAACAAGCCTTGCTGGTGACGTAATCGTTTTTGTCCCATTATTATCATTCAGCACGACTTGATGCCTATCATAACTTTCTCTATGGTCGAGTCTTGGTTTTACAAATGTTCCACCTGTGATAACATTAGTGGAGAGGATTTGTCTTTTTCGCCATACCCTGCCATGACTACTTATTGCGTAATAATCTTCAAAACCATCTACATCTTTCCATACTTCGCCGTTTTCTGTTGGTATTTCCACGTCAAGCAAGGACTTTACGGCGCACCTCTCGTATCGCCATATAAACCCTCCGGCATTTGTTGTAACACCCTTGCAGCAAAGATTTATGCCGCCGCAGCCGATACCTGTTTCTGTCCCTGCTCTCCTTGCGCTTGGATATTCTCCGATGTATTCTCCTCTCAAAGAATATTGATACACTTTCTTTTTTACCATAGCGAAAGTTGCTTTGATTTATTTGATTGGTCGATAAACAACTGATACATTATGAATTGCCAACACGCCGTTACCACAGAATTGCCTGC